GCTCACCTCCTAAAAACTCCGCTTCGTTAATTTCTTTCCACCCTTGCTCAACTTGCAATTTTTGTTCAAGGTAATTTTTAGGCATGGTCTTACTGTCCATGTCTATTATATCAAATTGCTTGGGTGTTGAACCGCCACCACCTGCGGGTTTATCGTTTGGTTTGTCTTTTTCCTCTGTAGTAATTGCACCTAATTTTATGGGCTTCATTAAACTTGATTTAATGTCTGACCATGTTTTTGTCATGCTATCGCCAAAACTCATAAATGCCCTTGCATCTTGTTCTTTTGGGATATTATCTACAAGAGTATTAAAAGCGGTCTCAACGCCTGTAAATGCACTTGAGCCAAAGAAACTAAAGAAACTATTTAAACCCTTTGCAAGTTCTTGCAACTCTTTTAAAACTACTGTTTTTAGCTTTAAAAATAGGTTTGACATTCTATCCGTTATCGCACCCCAATTTGCATATAAATAACTACCTGCCGCGATAAGTGCCGCGATTGCTGCTACTATTGCTAAAAAAGATAATATTGCGGGTGCTGATACTGCCATTACTCCAACTATCGCACCTTTTATGGCCGCAAAACCCGCTAATAATGTTGGTAATATTTGAACAATTCCACCTATTACAAGTAATAACGGCCCAATAGCTGCAACTAAACCAACTATCACTAAAATAGTTTTTTGTACCCACGGCTGTAAGTTTTGGAATCCTGTTGCAACGTTTTCTATCCACTCTGCAAAAGCATTTAATTTGCCGCTAATATTAAAACTTTCATCAATAGCTTTGCCAAATCCTGCAAGGGCATTGCTTACACTATCCCCCATATTCTCAAAGGCATTTTTAATACCTCCTGCAACTTTGGGCAATTCGCTTAATGCCTTAACTAAAAACTCCGATAATTGCTTTCCTGTAATCCCTTTGGCTGCAAGTTCTTCGGCTCTATTAGTTCCAAAGGCTTCAATCATTAACTTATTGACTTGGGGTAATTGGTTTGCTATTTGGTAAAGGTCTTGTTGTAAAGGTTTGGAAGCGTTTTGAAGTTGACCAAATCCTCTTATTGCTAAATCAAAATTTTCTCTTCCACCTCCAACTGTAGCAATTGCATTACCAAACGCCATCATAGCAGTTCGTGCATCATCAGCACTCATGCCAATAGCTTGTAAATTAATAGAACCTTTAACCGCTTCTTCTAATCCAATACCTGGTAACTTTGCAACCTCTCTAAGTTTAGAAAATTCTGTTTCAGCTGCTTCGGCACTTCCAGCAAAACTTATTAATCCGCGTTTTAAAGCATCTATTTGACCAAACGCATATAATGAAGCTGCTCCCAATGCCACGATTGGCGCGGTTAAATTCATTGTCATTGACTTGCCTACATCTTGCAACTGCTGACCTGCTCTTTGCATTTGGCGGGCTGCATTTTGTATGGCTGTCGAAAACTGACTTATATCAGCCCCGAATTTGACGTTTACTTTTGCGTACTGGCTCATTTAATTTACTTGGGAATATCTTGTTAAATAATTCCGTGTTTTTTAATATTTCTGCATTTTTAGATTGTTCACGTTTTTCCCAACTGAACAAAACTAAATCCTGCGGGCTTCTTAACCTGTTTTTTGTGTCGTGAACCTTCATTAAAAGAAAGGTTTGCCAACGTGTCATTTCCCACCTTTCGCGGCTTTCTAAGTCGTACTTTTTAAGCCATTGAGTTTGAACTAAATCAAATTCGGGCAAAGTCATATCCCAAAAATCATTTGGACTTATGCCGTATTGACCAACTGCAATTGAATAGAAATAATCTACTCCTACAATATCGGCTTTACCTTCGGCTGCCTTTTGTTTTCCGTTTTTGGGCTAATTCCTTCCGTGATTACTTCCATAACCATTTGCAAGTCTGAAAACTCCAAACCATCCGCAAAGTCATCAAAAGTAAAATCAATCGGTTTGCCTTCGTTTTTTAGTCCGCTTTCAATAGCAAAATAAGCTAATTTTAACATCATACCCAGTTCAGTCGTTCCAACCTCCCCTTGCATGATAGTTCCTATTTGGCTTATCTTTAAACCTGCTTCGGCTTCCCACTTTTCAATAACCCTAAAACTAAACCTTAGGGGGTAATTTTGTTCTTTAAAAATAATAGTCGGGTTCATAGATTAAGATACTGTTCCTTTTGTGATTGCGCCTGTGCCTAAAAATTCAACACTCCATGTAGAATTGTCATTATCGGGGTCTGTTTTTTCTAATGAAGTTACAATAACTGAACCCTCATAGTACTTATCCCCTGTAACTGCTGAACTTAGTCTTAAAGTTACTGCCGTGCCTGTGTTAAGAGCATCGTACATATCTTCAAAACCCGTTCCGCTATCTTCGGTAAACATAGCTTCTGCACTTGCTTTCCAACTTTTAATAGTTGTTAAGTGTGTTTTCCAACCTGAAACATCTTTATTAGTTGTTTCCCTTGTGTCTGCGCTTACACTAAATGAATTAGTAGTAAGGTGCATGATTTTAACGGTTGCTATATAAATAGCTCCGATAGTTCCTGATGGTATTCCTGTAGTTGCCATGTTTTTATAATTTTTCTGCTTGTTTTAACTCAATTAATTCTAACTCTCTTTCGGGGGTAACGGTTAAAAGTGTGCCTATTGGAAAAATACGACCACCTTCAAATAATTGCATCGGTTCTAATAACCTCACAATATGATCCCCTGTTGTTACTTCTTTTTTCTTTGCCATTATATGTTATGTCTAATGTTATAATCTTGACTTGTTCTGTAGGCTTCGCTTAATTCATCGTAATTGGAGTACTGGTCTATAAATACGATTTGTTGTAGTTTAATCGTTCCAACCGTTCCTGAATATCCATCTAATACCGTCCTAACTCTTGCCCCTATTTGGTTTCTTACTATTGCTGTATTAGCGTAAATATCAACTTGTAAACTTGGTTCGTCTAAGGTGCTAACCCCTGACTTTGTTCTGTTTGTTTTATAGGTGTTTTCAGTGAACACAATACAAGCGTTATCAGTACCCTGTGGGGCTACTTCATTAAATATAGCAGTCGTACTACTTAGCATTGCGCATAAAGTAGAATCGCCTGTTAATAATGTGTATATCGCTTCTTGTACATTCATTTTGCATCTAAACCTAATTTTTTTGCATTCCTTACAACGTATTTATTAAACTCAATTGTAAAATCTTCTTTTGCCTTTGGCATTGTCTTTGCGGCTGCGGGTGCAATAAATGGTTTGGCGGCTTGATATTTAGTTCCTCTTTCAACAAAGTAACCATACCAACCATCATTATATTTTCCCTCCATGCCTTCAATGTTTTTACCGTTCTGTATTCCAGCATAACCCGTAACATCTCTCCCTTTACTTGCAAAGGTTTTTATACCTATTGACCTCCGTAAATTACCAATACTTGATACTGTAGAGATTTCTCCGTTTGTTCTCTTTCTTACTCGTTTTGACTTTGAGGCTGTTTTTTTCCTTATCGGTGTTTTTGCCTTAATCGCTAATGATACGGGTTTTAAAGACGATTTAATTATACTCCTTACCATTTGCGTTTTAATCGTATCGGGTAATTTTTTAATCTGTAACATAATAGCATCAAAATTCACCAACTCAACTCCACCCTTTTTTGATGAACTTGAACGTGTGCCTTTTGCCTGATGATATTCCCTAAACCTACTCATACTCTTTTTTCACAAACTAACTTCAAACTTTTATTTCTATCGGGATAATTTACACGGGTGATATAATAATACTCGCTTTTGTATAAAATCCGCATTGCTTCATTTACCCCTCTCTGTATCTTATCCACCATTCAACGGGTACTACTGCCGTTTCCCTTCCTTGTTCAAGTTTTTCATCACTTACTAACCCTCTGGGATATGTCATAGTTCCCCAAATACTCGCTACCTCTGTCCATGTCTTTACGGCTTCACCCATAACATTCTTTGTCATTGTGTAGCTTTGTAGGCTTATTTTTCTGTCAAGTCTACCTATAACCATACCGAACCTTTTATAAACATATTAAACAACCTATCAAAGTTTAGTTTGTCGGGATCGTTTTGTCTGCTTTCGTATAACTGACCAGCTACAATCCTAATAACCGAAATAATATCACTATCAATCGCATCAACTGTTGTATGTCCTGCCGTGAAATTAATCTGAATACCATTTAAAATATTTGATTGTATTGCAGGAAACGCCAAAAATTTAACTCTTGCAGGGCAACTTGTAATATCAACAAAATAATCTGTATTTGCAGTTAATGTGGTAAGTGTACCGCTTGTATTGTAGTATTTTACAGAATCTATTGAAGCAATAGGAAACTTAAATATTTCAACCGTTAAACTTTCTAATTCATCCAAATAAGCGGTAAATGTAGAACTTAATAAAACGGTGTTTGTGTGCTTTTCGAATTTAGATGTAGCGGCTTTGAGCATAGACGTTAATACTACGATTTCAGAATCTTCATCCACACGTAACTCATCCTGTAGTTGACCTATTGGATAAACTAAACCTGTTGGATATGTATTTTGCACTATTCTCATTGCCGCTAATCTCTTAAAAGGCTTCTACAAACTCCTTTTTAATCAAATACTTTAAAGTGTTTTCGGTGTTTTCTACAAGTTTACCTTCTTTCTCTTCGCGAATGGTAATCTCTGCTTTTGGGTTAATATACCCTTCTTCACCTTCGGAATAACCGTAACCTACGACTAAGCCGTTTTTTAACCACTTTACATTGTTTTTTAGTTCTTTTACTTCTGGCATAATTTTGCTTTTAACCGCCAAAAGCGGGTATTACCCCGCTCGCTGACGTATAAAAAGAACCCGACTATGTGGTCAAAATATCCAAACAAGCGGCAAAAGACTCGGCACGTCTTACCATGATGTCATAGTAACCATTTGCAACTACTTGGATTTGGTTGTTAAGCGCTAAAGTTACGCCATCAATTACCAAATCAACTCCACCCCATTGTAAAATCATAAGGTCGTCGAAATTACCAAAGATTAAAGCGGAGCAAATTCCATTTGAAGAACCTTTTGTAAGTGTGCTTGGGATTGCGTTTGAAATGTAAACCTTATAACCGTTTATCATATCTCCATTATCGTAAAGGAAAAGTCCTGAACCTGCATCGCGTACAACTGTTTTCATTTTACCTCTTACTTTTGTGTTTGTCACATAAGCAAGTTTTCCAAATGCAGCGTTATCGTTTGCAACTTCTGTTTCAAGTCCTACTGCCATTGCCCATGTCGGAGCAAGTCCGTTAGTTCCTAAAGCATAAGAACCGATACCCGCTGTGGCGGTTATACCTTTAGGCTGATTTGAAGAACCAGAACCAATGAATGCGGCAGTATCAACTGCAACCGCATGAGTGCGGCTCAAATCGTTTCTTACAATCATTTCAGCATCTAACGAAGCCTGCTGTAGTAAGGTTTTTGAAATTACAGTAGCGTTACCATATCTCTTTGGAGTTCCAGACAATTGAGCATGAACGTTATCGGCTGCGGTAATTGCTCCGTTTTCTGTTAACCATGCACCACCACTTGATGCTGTTAGTTTAGGAATAGCAATATTGCCAACCAATCCGCCCATAAATCTTGCACCCGCTTGTACTGCAACTGAACTGTTACGCAAAACATCAATGTATTGGTCGCCCAAAACATGGGTTTGGATTAAATACTCTGCTTTTGCGGTGTCGCCTGTAGAGGTAGTTAAGGCACGTTCTTCTCCTTTAAGGATAAAGGCTGGAATTACAACACCTTTAGGGGCAACGTTTGAATCACGCATTTCCTTAGTACCTGCTTGGTGAATTTCTGCGTTAAAACCTGTTAGCTGTCCTTTTGCACCTTCTAAAATGAAGTCGCGGTAGCTAAATTGGGCTTTAACTTGGTCTTCGTTATCGGTTTTCTTAATACCAATTCCAAAGTTTACAGATTGACTACGCTTTTTGGCGTTTTCAATTGTGTTTAATGCTCTCTCCGCTGCATCTATCTCATCCGAAATTGTTGGAATCTCGGTTTCGAGTAGAGCATTGAAGCGTGTCTGTTCGTCCGCTGTAAGTGTCCCTGCATTTACTTTGGCTTCAAGGGCAAGCAACTCTTTGTCGAATCTGCTCCTTGTTTCCTTCAATTCTGTTAAATTATTCATTTTTTGTTTCTAAATTGTGCTAATTTTTCTTTTAAACCTTCATAGTCTATTTTCGGTTCGGTTTCTTTTATCGCTTCCTCATAGCTTCTTAATGCTGCCGTTGAATCTTCATAAGCGGGCAATGTTACTGGTCCTAATTCAATAGTGTTTTCAAATTTGGTAATCGTTCTTTCAATTGGATTTGCATCGAAATTCCAAACACTTCTAAAAGTTCCTGTTTCATGAAACATAAAACTTGAACCTTCTAAATTACCGTTAATAACATCTTCTATTGCATCCCTGCCCTGTGTTGTGTTTGGTACTTTTGCAACGTATTTCAGACCTTTTTCATCCAAAACAACCTCTAAAGTTCCCTTTGAACGCTTGGCAATTGTTTTGTTTTTAATATCGTGGTTTACGCTGCAAATTGTTGAATTAAAATCAACTCCATCGAATGCGCCCTTTGCTATTCTCTCACGAAACACAATGTTTTTACCGTTTCTTTGCATAACTAAAGGTCTTGACCATTTGTCATAAATCGCGGCATATCCTGTAATAAAGTTTTCATTCGTGCCGTTTTCTAAGGCTCTTGTTTGTACTTCTACAGGTTCATCTAAATAATATTTTCCTTCCATTTTAATTTAAAATTGTATGTCCATTTCTTTTTTTGGTATCAGGTACGCTTTCGGGCTTCTTATCCGTTGTAAAATGATACTCGGTTAGTTTAGTGCTATCAATAGAATTTAAAGGGCTTAAAAGAGTATCCCCGCCATCAATTCTATTCATTTCTTCAAAGGCTCTCACTTCATTCGGGGTCATTGCTTGTATTTTAGTCATAACCTCATAGAATGCGGCTCGGCTTGCATTATCTCCCCTCATTAATCCATTGAGATTAAATTTACAATACTCGTTTCTTCTTACACTTAGTTTGGCTTCAAATTCTTGTTCCATGCTAACTGCTATCGGTAAAATAGTATGTGTAACATAGTCAATACCTTGATGTTCAATGTTGTTATTAGTAGAGTTTTGGTGTAAATAGCCTATCAAGTGTAAAGGCACGTCAAACATTCTCGCAATTTCTTCAACACTAAAACTTTTACTTTCGAGATATTGAGCATCAGCGGGTTTTACGCCTATTGATTTGTATTTTGCCCCGTTGTCTAATATTGCAGTTCTGAATTTAGAATTTCCTGAATAAGCGGCTTTCCAAACCGTGCGAGTATTTGCGATTGTGGTCGGGTCTGCCTTTCCTTCCATTTCGATTATACCATCCAAAGAAGAACCGTTTTCGTAAAAGTTTTTCTGCTCCTGTTGGTTTGCATGGGCTAAACTTAATGTTTGGGCTTGGAATTTAATCGTACTTAATCCCGTTACACCATCATTTGACATACCTTTAAAATGTAGCATATCTTCGGCAAGTACAGGCGTTTTGTTATTATCAATATAATAAACTACTTCGCCCATTTCTACTCTGACATCTACTCTGTTTGGGTGCAATGGGTGTAATTCTAACGGCTGCCCGTTTCCATCTCTATCAATCCATG